CAATGTATAGAGGAATGGAAAGTCATGAAGGATTTTCTGCAGAAACTTTCAGCAAATTTGATTTGGTCTTTAGTGGTCATTATCATCATCGTAGTAACGACCGCAATATTTACTATTTGGGAAATCCGTACGAACTTACTTGGCAGGATTATAACGATCCCAGAGGATTCCACTTGTTCGACTTCTCTACAAGACAACTCGACTTCATTGAGAATCCTTATAGAATGTTCGAAAGACTTGAATACACCGACAAAGAAGTTGAGCCGATCGACCTTGATCAGTTAGACCTTAATGAGAAATATGTCAAGTTAGTTGTTTTGGAAAAAACTGATTTTTATAAATTTGACAAATTCATTCAGAAGTTATATAATAAAGGTTGCCATGAAATTAAAATTGTGGAAGACTTTTCTGAATTTGAAGCAGGTGAAATCAATGAGGATATTAATTTAGAGGATACAGTTTCTGTTCTCTCTAATTATATTGAATCAATTGAAACTGATGTTGATAAAGAAAAAGTTAAGTCATACATGCGTGGCTTATATACTGAGGCGATTAACATAGAGGTAGTCTAATGCGTCAATTAGAGATTCAATATTTTTTTCCACTTACGGAACAGATTGAACTTGATTTAGATTTTAAACCATGCGCTGATTATGAAGAAGCCCAGCGTAAGAAACAAGCATATACTGGGTATAACTTTGATACTTGGAACACTAATGGTGCAGTCTTAATGTCTACTGGTTCAAATGTTACTTGGTCTCAGCGTATTGGTGATTGGGAAATCCCCAATGAAAACAAACAACCAAGCAAATTTCAAAAGTTTATGATGAAGTATTTCTTGGGTTGGAAATGGATGGGTAAATGATTGTATTTAAAAGTGTGAGCTGGAAGAACTTCTTATCAACTGGCAATTCACCTAACAAGGTATTATTAAACAAATCTCAAACTACATTAATCATTGGTAAGAATGGTGAAGGTAAAAGCACAATCTTAGATGCATTGTGCTTTTCATTGTTTGGTAAACCTTTCCGTAATGTTAATAAAGGTCAACTTGTTAATTCTATTAATGGAAAGAATTGTTTAGTTGAAGTTGAGTTTGACATCAACGGTAAAGAATATAAAATCATTCGTGGTATCAAACCAAACGTCTTTGAGATTTGGTGTGATAATGAAATGATCAATCAAGATGCTGCTTCTCGTGATTATCAAAAGATCCTTGAACAGCAAATCCTCCGATTAAATTATAAGACGTTCACTCAAGTTGTTATCTTAGGTTCTGCGTCATTTGTTCCATTTATGCAGTTGTCATCTTCTCAACGTAGAGAAGTTATTGAGGATATTCTTGATATTAGAATTTTCTCTACAATGAATCAGTTATTGAAAGAAAAAGCGCAGGAGACTAAAGATGCTATTAACAAAACAGAGAGTGATATCAAGAGCGCAAAAGATAAAGTCGAGAGCCAACAAACTATCATCAAAACGATTACCGAAGCCAAGACTGAAAACATCAACAATATCTTATCAAAGATATCTACTAACAATGCTGAAATTTTACAGACAGAGGGCGAGATCGAATCTATCGTTTCGGAGATCAGCACTCTTAAAGCAAGCATCAATGATAAGGACAATGTTACTGAAGACATTGACAAAGCAAAGTCAATTAGAAGTAAGTTGCTCCAGAAAATCGAAACTTGTGAGCACCACTCAGAGTTTTTTAATGAACACGATGTTTGTCCATCGTGTAACCAAGATATCGCAGAGGAATACAAAGAGAGTATTGTCAAAGATCTTAATGCGAAAATGCTGGATAATAACTCAAAGATCGCAGAACTCGAAAGCGTACTCACCAATCTCAATGCGAAACTCTCGCAAATTAACGAAGTGGTTGGGCAAATTACCGATAAGAACATTGAGTTATCTACAAGGAACTCTACTATCACCTTACTCAACAAACAAAACAAAGAACTCGAAGCTGAGACCCAAAGGGTTAAATCTGACACAACTAACATCGATGAAGAGAAGACCAAGTTAAAAGAACTTGCTCAAGATGCGTTGAATAAGATTACTCAAAAGAATCAGTTGATGGAACATAGAAACATTGAAGAAGTTGCTAATGTTCTATTAAAGGACACTGGTATTAAGACTGCGATTATTCGTGAGTATCTCCCAGCCATGAATAAGTTGATCAACAAATATCTAAACGCAATGGATACGTATATCCACTTTGAACTTGACGAAGCATTCAACGAAAAGATTAAATCTCGTTTCCGTGATGAGTTTACTTATGCAAGTTTCTCTGAAGGTGAGAAGATGCGCATTGACTTAGCCATTCTTTTTACTTGGCGTCAAATTGCTAAGATGAAGAACTCAGTTAATACTAATCTACTGTTGCTTGATGAAATTTTTGACTCAAGTTTAGATACAGCAGGTACTGATTATTTCCTAACGCTGATGAATCAGTTTGGTGAGAACTCAAACATTTTTGTTATCAGTCATAAAGGTGATCAGTTGTTTGATAAATTCCGTAGCGTGATTAAGTTTGAGAAACGTAACGACTTCTCTGTTATCGTCTAGTTGGAATTTTTAAATCGGATCCTTCCTAAATTACTTTCTATGGTTCTATCTTGGATAGACCATGGGAATCTGCGCAACCGAGTCTATGAGTTGCAAGATCGGCTTGAAACCCTTGAGATCGCCCTAGATGATATAGAGCGGATGAATAAAGACCCTAAGATCCATAGGGTTATTCAGAATACTAAAAAAACCCTTATAAATCAATAACTTACGATTTCTTGTAATAAAAGTCAAAAATCGCTTTACTTTTATGCAAGGTTGGAGTATAATAGTTGTATAAATTGATTGAAAGGTATATATTATGCAAATTCATAAGGATATGTGGTCAGACTTTAATGACTACGAACTAGCCAAACTTTGCTACACTTATGGTATCGAAGAAGAATTGGTGTTCGCTGATAACCTTACTTTGGCTAATCGTGAACAAGTTGAAAAATTGCTCACTGACTTTGAACTAGATATCGCTGCAGCAGGGGAGTACCTATAATGGATATCAAAGCATCTGATCTTTCAGCACGTCTTCTTGCTACTGAAAATCTTTCAGTTCAACGTGCTGCAACTCGCACCGCATCATTCGATGTAAAATCCCGTGTTCTAACACTACCTCTTTGGAAGGATATGACTCCCGAGATCGAGGACATGCTTGTTGGTCACGAAGTTGGTCATGCATTATATACGACTGACGAATACTTTGTTCCTATTCAGGAAAACCCTAAGATGATGACCTACCTCAACGTACTCGAAGATGTGCGTATTGAGAAACTCATCAAACGTAAATATCCAGGTCTGCGTAAACGCATGAACGAAGGATACAAACAACTTAACGATCGCGACTTCTTTGGCGTCAAACAGGTTCAATCTTTTGATGACTTACTATTGATCGACAAAATCAACCTATACTTTAAAGCTGGTTTCTCATGTGGTGTTCAATTCACACCTGAAGAAAAACAGTTTGCGAATCGTGCTGAGCGCACCGAGACTGTTGATGAAGTTGTTGAGTTGGCCAATGAGATTTGGGCTTATTCAAAACAACAGCTGGAAGAAAAGAAGAAGAAAGCGATTCAAAATCCTACACCTGAAGATCTTGAAGATCTTGAGGAACAAGAAGAACCAACTGATGAATTTGATGACCTCGATATGGACTTCAATGACATGGAAGAAATTGACGAAGATCAAGATCGTGAATTGAAACCCATGAAACAAAAATCTTCTAGTGAAAAAAAGAAAGAAGAAGAAGAACAACCTTCTGTTGGTGATAATGAACTTGAATCAAAAACCGAGAAAGCATTCGCTGAGAAGTTGGAAGATCTTGCTGATGAAAGTACTGAGTATCTTTACCACGAATTTGACACTGACTATTGGAAGTCTCCAGTAATTGGTTACAAACAAGTGCTCAATGAAACCAAACAACACTGGACATCTGAGGGTCAAAACCCTGAAGATGATCGCAAGATTATTGCTTCTGAAACTAGCAAGTATGAGAAATTCAAATCTGAGACTACCAGCGCAGTCAACTACTTGGTAAAAGAATTTGAGATGCGTAAGTCTGCTGCTCTGTACAAACGTGCTCAGACTTCAAAATCTAGTTCGTTGGATATGAAGCGTATCTGGTCTTATAAATTGCAGGACGATTTATTCAAACGTGTTACGATCCTTCCACAAGGTAAGAACCATGGTATGTTGTTCTTGCTTGACTGGTCTGGCTCTATGGATGGTGTTCTTGAAGATACATTGAAACAAGTTGTAAACTTGGCTATGTTCTGCGCTCGAATCAATATTCCATATCGTGTATTGGCTTTTACTTCTCAATACTCAGATCGTGGGTATATGTCTGAATCAGACCGTATCAAACATCGTGATTGGACTATCAATAAACGTGCTCGCCAAGAAGGTAAAAATATATTGACGAATGCTGGTAATTTTAATTTACTCGAGTTGTTCTCTAGTAAAATGACTACTAGCGAATTCCATTCTATGGCAAAACGTCTTGTTGTTAATACTCGCAAATTCCAATGGAACGAAGGATATGCCACTGGTGGAACTCCGCTAAACGAAGCATTGGTTTGGATGTATTTGAATATTGACAAATACCTCAAAGAGAACTCAATTGAGAAGTTAACATTGATTACGTTGACCGATGGTGAGGGTGGTTCTTTATACTCTAGCACTGGTGATTTCTCTGAACAACGATATGGTTATGACAGCAATGGTATTACCAAGAAAATCAAACAGAAACATTTTATCCGTGATGAAGTTACGCAAAAGACTTACCAGTTGTCCAGATATTCTGGTCCACAAACTGAGACTTACTTGCGTATGATTAAAGATCGTCACGATATTATGATCGTTGGTTTTTATATCTGCCGTAATGCACGTCGTGATCTTCAGTGTGCTTTGAACTCAAACCTGCCAGCTTACAATGGTGATGTTTATTCTCAAATTGAATCTTGGAGGAAAGACTTCCGTGACCAAGGGTTTGCTTCAATTAAGAATACTGGTCGTGATGACTTGTTCTTAATCCCTCAAACTTCTACTCGAATTGAAGAGGGTGAACTTGATGTCAAGGCTGATGCGAATGCCAAGGCGATTGCAAGGAATTTCGGTAAGTTTTTGAACGTAAAGAAGACCTCCCGAGTCCTACTCAATAGGTTTGTAGGCTACGTAGCGTAAGTTATTGATTTAGAAGGGGATTTTATTCCCCTCAAATCTGTAAGGGAATACAAAATATCGCTTTACTTTAATGCAAGGTTGGCGTATAATAGTTGTATAAGTTGATTGATTATGGTGTTTTTTTGAAAGAGGATATATGATGGCTAAGATTGACCCTGCATTTCAGACTGAGTTTGAGACCAAACTGTTTGAATTATTCCCCGATGTTAAGACAGAGGGTGTCGTACAAAATGCGCAGTTGCTAGAAACGATGCGTGTTCTTGGAACCAAAACATCACCCAAGTGGTTGATGGAAAATAAAGTAAGTCGTGGCTTGTATGCTATTAATGGTAGCAAACCCATGGTCGTTGGAAATACTGCGTTGAAACAGGAAGAATCATTCACAGTGGATTATACTAATACATCTTCATTGATCCCTGCGAAGGATCCGAACTTTGTTCCATTCGGTAACTATGCCGACTTGGAAAATATTATTAAGGCGAAGATTTTCTATCCAGCCTACATCAGTGGTCCGACTGGGAATGGCAAGTCAACTATGATTGAACAGATTTGTGCCAAGCATAAGCGTCCATTGATTCGTGTTAACTTGAACATGATGACTGATGAAGAACAACTCATCGGTACGAAAACCCTTGAAGACGGTAACGTGATTATCGTTGAAGGTCCAGTTCTTATCGCTATGCGAACTGGTTGCACACTATTGCTTGACGAGATTGATGCTGGCTCAGCAAATACTTTGCTTTGCTTGCAGCCGATCCTCGAGGGTAAACCTTATTACTTCAAACTCAAGAACGAGATGATTGTTCCAGCACCTGGATTCAATATCTTTGCCACTGCTAACACCAAGGGTAAGGGTAGCGATGATGGTCGCTATATCGGTACCAACGTATTGAACGAAGCATTCTTGGAACGATTTGCCGTAACCTTTGAACAGGATTATCCTAATGCAAAGATTGAGCAAAAGATTATTGAGAATCTGATGGACTCTTTTGGTTGTCCCGATAAAGAGTTTGCAGAAACATTGGTTAAATGGGCTGACGCTATTCGTCGCACGTTTGCTGATGGTGGTGTGGATGAAACTATCACGACTCGTCGTATGATTCATATTGTTCGTGCTTATGCGATCTTTAAGAAACGTGAGAAAGCAGTTGAACTTTGTTGCAATCGTTTTGATACTGCAACGAAAGCTGCGTTCATTGACTTGTTTGAGAAAGTTGCAAATCCTGCACCAGAGGTTCCCGCAACACCTGAAGTTGCTGCAACACCTGCGGATCAAGAAGTCCCATTTTAAATTTGCTTTGCAGGTTAAATCGTAGTATAATATTATTTGAAATTGAAAAAGGAAATTGATTATGTTGAAATTCGCTGACCTGAGCATGGCTCAAAAGAAATGTGTTGTTGCTTTGATTGAAGCCCAACCATCTCTTAAGAAAAATGGTAATATCTCTTTGAAAGAGGTGGTTGCTATTACCCAAGATTTGGCATCTAAGCGTACTGCTGGTGCTCCAAAAATTGGTTATCCTAACTGGTTGTTCAAGACCAATAAAGTAGAACGTGGTTTGTATCAACTACCAGTTCCTACTGCTACTGAACTTTCTCAGTACACTAAAGATTTGGCCAACAAGCCAACATCTAGTAAGATTGTTAAGAACAAGAAAGTAGTTAAGGTAGTGAAACCTACTGCCTCAACTACAGATCTTTCCGAGACTACTCGTCTTGAAAAGATTATCAATGACTCTGTTGAAGTTGACGAAGATGTCGAAGACTTCAATCAGATTCTACGTGAGAACGGCATCGAAGTCTAATCACGTTTTTTTGCCAGAAGGGTCACTGCCATCTCCCTTCTGGTTTTTTCATTTATGATGGTTTAATTATGGAGATATAATGTCTAAACAAAATCTATTGTTGAAGCACCTACAAGCTGGTAAAACTTTTACCGCAAAACAAATCGCAGCATCTTTTGGTATTGCTCATCCAGCAAGCACAATTCGTAACTTGCGTGAACAAGGCTACTGCATTTATGCAAACGAAGCTGTTGTAGCAGGTTCTAAAGTTGCCAAGTATCGTATCGGCAAACCAACTCGCGCAATGGTAGCTATCGCTAATCGTGTAGCTGGCGCATCTGTATTTACTAACTAAGTAAATCATACATGAGTCTGGGTATTTACGAGTCCCCAGACTCATTTTTGTTATGGGGGTTTTATGATTAATGTTGTTCTAGGTATTGCTTTCCTTGCTGTCATCTTTATAGTATGGAAAGGTATTTCCTGTATGAGGAATAATTCTGAAGCATCGGAGGATTGATGACAACAAAAGACGATGTAAAAAAGTCCCAATCAGCTACGACTGGTGGGCGCAAATTTGATGGTGGTAAACTACAATATGGTTTACTACCTCCACTTGCATTGAAAGCAACTGTGGAAATCCTAACATTTGGCGCAGAGAAATATGAGCCAGATAATTGGAAGAATGTTCCTGACTCAAAACGCAGATACTTTGACGCAATGCAAAGACATCTTTGGGCATGGAAGGAGGGTGAACAAAACGATCCCGAAACTGGTAAGAACCATTTGGCGCATGCAATGTGCTGCTTAATGTTCTTGTATGAACATGATGTCAAGTACTCAAAATAAATTTGACAAATTCCTCGATTTGAGGTATAATGTATTATACATATTATTATGTTAATTGAAAAAGGAAATCTAAATGAAATTATCTAAAGAAACAGTAGGATTGATTAAGAACTTTGCTGGTATTAACAGCAATTTGCTTTTGAAGTCTGGCAACAAATTAGCCACTATCTCGGCTCAGAAAAACGTAATGGCTGATGCAGTTGTTACTGAAACCTTCCCAGACTTTGGTATCTACGACCTCAATGAGTTTTTGGGTGCCATGTCTTTGTTTGAAGATCCAGAATTGACATTCAATGACAAGTGGGTTACTATCGAGCAAGGTGGAAATAGCATTAAATATTTCGCAGCTGAAGCAAGTGTATTAACTGCTCCGCAAAAAGCGATTACCTTCCCAGATCCAGAAATCGAATTCAATATGAGCGCAAATATGCTCAGTATGATTCAACGAACTGCTTCTGTGTTACGTGCATCTGACGTATCGATTGTTGGTGATGGATCAACTATGAGCGTAGTCGTTGGTGATAAGAAGAATGCTACTGGTAATTCATATAACTCTACTGTTGGCGCAAGCGACAAGAAGTTTAAAGTTAATTTGAAAGTAGAAAACTTAAAGATGATTCCAGGTGATTATGCCGTGAGCGTATCCAGCAAGAAGATCTCTCGCTTCAAAGGTGCTGGTGATTTAGTTTATTATGTTGCAGTTGAGGCAGATTCTACATTCGAATTTTAATTTGAGAGATTTATATTATGATTGATTCACGTGATGACCAATTTCTGTGGGTGGAGAAATATCGCCCACAGAAAATAGATGATTGTGTTCTTCCAGAATCTTTGAAGGATACATTCAAGCAGTATATCGCCCAAGGCGAACTACCCCACTTCCTACTTTCTGGGACTGCTGGTGTAGGTAAAACTACTGTAGCAAAAGCACTATGTAATGAGATCGGTGCTGAATATATTATGATCAACGGCTCAGAGGAATCAGGTATTGATACCCTCCGAACTAAGATTAAGGGATTTGCGTCAACCGTATCCCTAACTGACTCACCAAAGATTGTTATTATAGATGAGGCAGATTATCTTCAAGCCAATTCTACTCAACCAGCTTTACGTAGTTTTATTGAAGAGTTCTCTGCTAATTGCAGATTTATCTTTACTTGTAACTTTAAGAATCGTATCTTAGAAGCGATTCATTCTCGTTGCGCATGTATTGATTTTAAGATCGATAATAAAGATAAGCAGGTTCTGCTTGGAACTTTCTTTAAACGTGCATCTCAAATCTTGAAACAAGAGAATGTTGACTTTGATCAGAAAGTAGTTGCTGAATTAATCACCAAACACTTTCCAGATTATCGTAGGGTTCTAAACGAACTTCAGCGTTATAGTGTTTCAGGTAAAATTGATTCTGGTATTTTAGTTAACATGAGTCAGGAATCTTTCAAAGATCTAATTAAGATGATGAAAGAAAAAGACTTTACCAATGTCCGTAAGTGGGTAGGTAAAAATTCTGATTCAGATACAGTAGCGTTGTTCCGTGAACTATATGACACATCAGTGACCAATATGGCTCCCGAAAGTATTCCTCAGCTTGTTTTAATTCTGGCAGACTACCAATACAAAGCAGCATTTGTAGCCGACCATGAACTAAATATTATGGCAGCATTGACCGAGATTATGGCCAATGTTAAATTCAAATGAGGATACTATGGATCTATACACTTTTATAACATATGTTATAGCAGTATTCATGGGCATGGTTTATGGTTGGTATGCCAGAGAAAGACATGCACGTAGAACCATAGATAAATTTATGATGCATGTTGAGGAAACTGTTTCTGAACAAGTTGATGATTCCGTAATTCCTATTAGTATTGAAACGCACAATGGTATGATCTTTGTGTATAAAAAAGGCACTAGTGAATTTATGGGTCAAGGTTCTACTCGATGGGAGTTGGAACAGAATCTTGCAAAAAGATTTCCTGATAAAAAGTTTGCGGCAGATAAAGAACAGTTGAGGTTACTCAAATGAGTCCTTTTGATTTTTTAAATGCTATAAACTCTACAAAAGAAAATTTATTTGAAACAGATCCACAAGCAGGTAAGGATTATAAACCTTTCCTAATAAATAGAGGGTTATCGTATTTCCCCGATACTATCTTTTATGCTAACCAGATGAATCAACATGCTGGTTTGGATAAAGATATGCAGTTTTTCTTTTTCCTAAATATTATTTCAAGGAAGAAGAGGTTTAGTAAGTGGTCCAAAAAGGACGCTGAAACTGAATCTCTAGAACTTGTTAAAGAGTATTATGGGTATTCAAGTGAGAAAGCGACAGAAGCACTTAAAGTCCTGTCCGAAGAGAACTTGATTATGATAAAAGAAAAATTATACAAAGGTGGAAAATCATGACTGTTGAAATGATTTATTACGACTGGACACCAGAGTCCATGCTTGAAGTGGTTTTACCAGAGCCTGACAACTTTCTAAAGGTTCGTGAAACTTTGACTCGCATTGGCATTGCTTCTAGGAAAGAAAACAAATTGTACCAATCCTGCCATATCTTGCACAAGCAAGGTAGGTATTTTATCGTTCACTTCAAAGAACTATTTGCTTTGGACGGTAAGGAATCGAATATCACTGCAGGTGATATTGAGCGTAGAAATGCGATAGCTGGTTTGCTTCAGGATTGGGATCTGCTAAAGATCCTAAATAATTCTCAAGCCGACCAGAAAGCATCTCTGTCGCAAATTAAAGTTGTATCTTTCAAAGAGAAAGATCAATGGGAATTAGTGCCGAAATATAACATAGGAAAAAAATCAAAATGATTAAACTTGAACTTGAAATTAATGAAGTAAATATGATTCTTGCAGTATTGGGCAAACATCCTTTCGAGGAAGTTGCTAGTCTAGTTGTTAAAATCAAACAGCAAGGCGACCCACAAGCAGAAGCAATTGCTGCTGCAGCTGCTCCTGCTGCTGAATTACCAGCAGCATAAAGTATTCACCTTAGGACCGCTAAGTTACGAATCGTATTAAAGCTGATGATACGTTAAGTCATCGCTGGAGCCAGTAACCAGCATTTAACTATCTCGCCTTCGGGGAGATAAAATTTTACTACTCGCTTAATAGGAGAAACACAATGGTCAATAAGACTTTCATTCCAGCATTTTTCACTCAAGATTCTTTCAAAGACTTCGACAAGTTCTTTGTAGGTTTCGAAGATACTGCTAAACAAATGCAAACTTTGCATGCAGATCTAACTAAAAACATTCCCAACTATCCTCCATATAACATTCGCAAGAATGGTGAGAACTCATACACAATCGAAATCGCAGTTGCTGGTTTTGGCCAGAATGAGATCGATATTGAGATTGATGGTGGTAAGTTAATTGTTAAGGGTAACGCCACAGCAGAAACCGACACAACAAATGACTATTTGTTTAAGGGTATTGCTAATCGTGCGTTTACTCGTGCTTTCGCTATTGATGATCACATCGAAGTTAAAGATGCAGAACTATTCAATGGTATGCTTAAGATTGCTCTAGAGCGTTTAATTCCTGAAGAACAAAAGCCAAAGAAAGTTCCAGTCAAGGCTGGTAAAGGTAAACAATTCTTACAAGAGGATGCATATGACAAAGCTGCTGAAACACTTTAAAAATATTATCCTCGGAATCTCTGACGGAGTCCATGCATTCAGAACTTACAAAGCAGGTAAAGTAAAATGAATAATTGGATCCCGATGACAGATGATGATTGGGATTGGGTAAATGGTAAGGTGCCACCAAACCCAAATGATAAACTTAACTAAAAATACTATGTCCGTAACATTAAAAAATCTTGAGAGTGCATTGGCTGGCGAATCGATGGCTCATATCAAGTATCGCTATTTCGCTAAGATCGCTCGTGAAGAAGGTTTCGAAGATGTTGCGAAACATTTTGAACATACAGCTGAGCAAGAGATCAAACATGCTTGGGGTCATCTAGAATTGCTAATCGGCAAGCCATCTACTAAAGAATGTTTAGAGAAAGCAATTGAAGGTGAGACATATGAGTTTACTCAAATGTATCCAAAGTTTGAAACTGAGGCATCTCTAGAACAGAATCCTTTAGCAAGAACTGAATTTGCTGAACAGATTGCTGAATCTAAAGAACATGCTGAACAATTCAAACAAGTATTAGTTAAAGCAGAAAAGCGTTTCAATGCTTTGAAGAAAGTAGAAGAACGCCATGCTAATGCTTACAAACAAGTATTGGGAGGTCTATAATGGATCACGTATGCGTAGTTTGTGGTCACGTCCACGATGAAGAAACAGAAGGTAAGTGGGAAGAACTTCCTGCTGACTTTGAATGTCCTGAGTGTGGTGTTGGCAAAGACGATTATGTAGAAATGTAATTAGTCATGACAAGTAGGGGGACTTTCGGGTTCCCCTAAATACTTGTTATGATGAAAGCAAAACTATCACCAAACCTAATCTCTTTCTTTCTGGTTCGCAGAGGGGACTGGATGCTCAAGGTATCAGTGTATAAAGCAAAACAAGTTTTAGTTTTTATGCAACACGTATATGATATGGACAAAGTTATTATGCAAGTCTTCCATAATCAAAATGATGCAGCAGATTTTATTGAACACATGATAGAGGAATAATATGAACGATGTTAAAGTATATAAAATGATCAATGGTGAAGACGTTATGGGTGAGTTGTTTAACTCTGCGATGATGGATCCACTTGAATTAAAAAACCCTGCGCAGATTGTTCTTCAAAGAACAGAAACTGGTATGGGTGTTGCTCTTGCTCCATACATGCCCTTTGCGAATGGTAATGTTAAGATTCATAAAAATGCCATTGCAGCTGAGTGCACTCCCGATCAAAACATGATCAACGAATATAACAGGATTTTTGGTTCTGGTATTTCGGTTGTATCTGCAAGTGCTCTAAAAGACCTAAAAATCGTCTCGTAAGACGTGCCAAAACGACCGTAGGGACGTTTTTCGGCTTCAAACAGGGGTTTACCCACCCCTACCTCCCAAACGGCTCTATAACCCTCTCTCGAGGTCTATACCCTAATAAAAAAGTATTAAAAATCAATAACTTACGATAACCCTACTATTTGTAGGGTTTTTCAACATTTCGCTTTACTTTAATGCAATCTTGGAGTATAATAGTTGTATAAATGATGAAAAAGGAACTGATTATGTATAAGTCTAAAACTGAGTTGCGTATCGAAACTGAAAATGCTTTGAAGAAATTTTTAAAACAAGGTGGTTCCATTGAGGTTGTAAAATCCCGTAAAGCACCTAAGATGTTGATGCGTGCCAAAACTACTCGAGTGGCTTCCACTGGTACTTCTGGTTTCGCTGTTGGTTTTCCACGTAAGTCATTCGTTTAATTAGGAGATCGTTATGTTGTCATGGGAAGAAATGTCACCTCTTGAGCAAGCCCAGTGTATGTATTGGGATATGTATAAGGATGCGTATGGTACTCGTCCTCGTGGCATCGATACGACTGACTGGTCGTTGGAGCAATTCGAAGCCGAGTTCAAGGTTCTTGGTTCTGTGATTGAGCGTGAAGAGATTGCTCGCAAAGAAGCTGAAGCCCAAGCGATCGTTGCCTTCGAAGATCGTGTTCTTAACCTTATGCATACTGGCACCAATCGTGAGCGTGTAATTGCTTGGTTGATGGATGCTGAGAGTGCCAATGGCGACTTCGAGTACTTCTGCTTTACACAGGGTCTTCCTTATGGTTACTTTCGGAAAACAGCATGAGGGTTTTCCAAGAGACAACCAACTGGAAGGAACATAATGTTCCGAACCATATCTATTATACAAGCGATAGTAAAAGCAAAATCTATGCATTCTATAATACGGTAACTGGTGAAGTAAAGAAATTTAAAAACCCAATTCGTTGGGACATGCGGTATAGAACTTTTAAGGAATTGAAACACAAATGAATATTAATGTATTTTTAAATGAACTCGCTTCTAATGCTTCACGCAATTATAAGTTGGAGAAACTGCGTGAGAAATCCAATCACGAAACCCTCCGTGAAGTAATTCGTTTGGCTCTTGATCCGTTCACGCAATTCTATCAACGAAAGATTCCTACATATAAGTGTGATGGTACTAATGCGAATTTAGAATCTATTCTTCCTGCTTTGTATGACTTATCTTCTAGACAAGTTACAGGTAACGCAGCGATTGAATATTTACGCATGTTGTTATCCTCTCTCAATGAAGATGACGCAAAGGTTCTTGAGCGTATCATTGCTAAAGATTTAAAATGCGGTGTGCAAGTTTCAACAGCCAACGATGTTTGGATGGGGTTGATTAAAGAATATCCTTGCATGCTTTGCTCGCCTTTTGAACAGAAGCTGGTTGATAAAATTAGTTTCCCTGCTTATGCTCAAATGAAGATGGACGGTATGCGATTCAATGCTATCGTTCGTGATGGTAAGTGCGAATTTAGGAGTAGAAATGGAAAAGAAATATTACTATTGGGTAACCTTGAGCAAGAATTTATTTCTCTTGCTGGCTCTATTGATTGTGTGTTCGATGGTGAACTTTTGGTTATGCTTTCTGGTGATTGTCAGTTTGCTGATCGGCAGACTGGTAATGGAATACTCAACAAGGCGAACAAAGGAACCATCTCAATAGAAGAAGCTGCAATGGTTCATGCTTCAGTTTGGGATTTAATTCCATATGCATATTTTGCTGATGGTTATTGCCCAACTCCATACTCAAAACGATTCTCAACTCTTGAAGCAATTGTTTCAAAGCAGAAGCCAGAGGATAAAAAGATTTGGACTGTTACATCAACTATTGTTGAGACTCAAGAACAAGCCCAAGAAATTTTTCAAGAATATCTTGCGAGTGGTTATGAAGGTATTATCCTAAAAGATGGCAATGGCGTTTGGGAAGATAAACGTGCAAAGCATCAGATTAAATTCAAAGGTGAACTTGAATGTGATCTTAAGATTGTTGCAATTGAAGAAGGTACTGGCAAATATGCAGGAATGCTTGGCGCGATTGTTTGCGAATCTTCTGATGGTAAGATTAAGGTAAACGTAGGTTCTGGCTTTAATGATGCTCATCGCAAGAATTTGGGTAAAGAAATACTTGACAAAATTGTGGCAATCAAGTATAATAGTCGAATAAAGAATAAGTTGGGAGATGAGAGTTTATTCCTCCCAATCTTTGTTGAGATTCGTGATGATAAAGATATCGCAGATAGTTCAAAGGATATAAAATGAAAGTAGCAATTAATAGATGTTTTGGTGGATTCGGTATTTCAAATGAAGCATTTGAAAAGTTGCTGGATCGTAAGGGTATAGCATTTGATAAAGTTGAAGCAGAAGAAGGACGTTCTTTTGTAGGTGCTTCTTATTATGAAGCAGGGCATGCTGGTGATGATGATTATTATCTAAGTGATTATGATATGACTCAAAATAGAGCAGATCCAGATTTAATCGCAGTGATTGAAGAGATGGGTAAAGAAGCTGAGAGTTGGGCAGCAGATATTTCCATTGTGGAAATTCCAGATGATGTTAAGTGGCATATTCATGAATATGATGGGCTTGAACATGTAGCTGAAGATCACAGGACTTGGAGTTAATGGCTGACGTAATTATTCTTAGTGGGTCTAAATTTAACGATGAATATTTTCCAAGGATTCAGCGTTCTCTTGGACCATATAGAATTACTTCAGAATTAAAGAAACATGGGTATAGTGCAGTCGTTATTGACTATACCCAATATATGTCTGCTGATGAAGTGATTAATGCGATAGCAAAGGTCCTAACACCGCAAACTCTTTGGCTTGGATATTCTTCTACCTTTTTCTATGCACGTAGGGATGGTAAAGTTGCTATGATTAATGATAATCTTTTGAAGATGTATCAAAGCACTTCATATGAAAAAATATCTAAAATTTATGATTATGTAAAAGTAAATAGTTCAGCGAAGATTGTTTTTGGTGGTGCATATGCTCTTTTGGCGCATGCTGATCATCAAGTAGATTATTATGTTGCTGGATATGGAGACGTATCTACTGTTGATCTTACGAATTATCTTGCTGGAAAGAAAGATAAAATAGAACATTTTACTGAGAAGGCTATAGATGGTAAAACTGCTATCATTATAGATTCAGGTAAATATCCTGAACCAAAAATGGATCAGTTACAAACATTTTATCATGATGATGATGTTAACCTTCTTCCAGGTGAGGGATTACCGATTGAGTTTGCTCGTGGATGTATTTTCAAATGTAAGTTTTGTTCATACCCATTGCTTGGTAAAAAGAAAGGCACTTACATTAGAGATATGGAAGAGGTTCGTAATGAGTTAGTTAAACTTTGGGAAACCAGAGGTACTGATTCATATTACATAACTGATGATACATTTAATGATGACAATGATAAGATGGAAGAATTCCATAAATTATTTACATCATTACCATTCAAACCTAAGTTTGCGGCATTCCTTCGATTGGATTTGATTGATAGATTCCCACACCAAGCAGATCTACTTCTTGAGGCTGGATTAGTTGGCAATTTCTTTGGTATTGAATCATTTAATCATAAAAGCGCACGAGCAATTGGTAAAGGATTACATCCAGATAGAATTAAAGAAAGATTGAAATGGGTTCGTGAAAAATGGAAAGGTAAGGTTAATACTGGTGTTGGTTTAATAATTGGATTGCCATATGATGATGACAAATATTTCCAAGAACTTTGGGACTATGTTCATAGTGATGAATATCCTGTTCAACATACATCCTTTAACGCTTTGCATATAACAGATAAAACTAAAGGAGTAAATCTTTATGGTTCTGAATTTGCAATGAACCCTGAAATTTATGGTTATTCTTTTAATGATGAAGGATGGGTTCATAAAGAACAGGGATTAAATTTTAAAATATGCTCTGAAATTTCTGACACATTTAATCTTAGCATGTCTAATAAGACTTTAGTTCCAGATTTTCAAGTTATATCTTATCTAAGTATGGGAATTCCTTTAGAAGATATTACAAAATATCCAGAATGGCAACTTCAGAGAATGTATAATATTCCAAAATTAAATAATGACAGGTTGATGATGTATAAAGAAATGATTGGAGCAGTATAATGAAGCAAGAACTAGACGAAGCACTCTGTGCAAAATATCCTCTGATCTTTAAAGATCGCAATGAGAATATGCAACATACAGCCATGTGTTGGGGTTTCTCACATGGTGATGGTTGGTATAATATCATTGATACTCTTTGTGGTTTATTGACAAGCGATTATCGTAGCGCAAAAAGTCGTTATGAACATCTTGTAGAAATTGGTGTTGGTAATGTTCTTTATGGAACAAAAACAGTAACGCAAGAAGCGATTGACGAAGCCAAAGTAAAATTAGATGAAGAATCAACTAGGGTTCCAGTTGCTGTTCAAGTCAAAGAAAAGTTTGGCGGACTGCGTTTCTATGTACAAGCAGCAACTGATAAACACTACGACTACATTAGTTTCGCAGAGTCCATGAGTTATCGTACCTGTGAAGAATGCGGTGCTCCAGGTAAAACTTATACTGATGGTTGGCATACAACTCTGTGTGATATTCATGCAGCAATGGCTGGCAAAGAAGAAGAATATGAATCTGATGAGGGAGACGAATAATGTTTTATGGTAAAGATATGATTGAAGAAAACTTTGATGTTCTCCTACGGAAACTAGAACAACAAGAATTGTTTTTGTTTGAGCCAATGCCAAATTATAAAAATGGTGAACGATGGACCGATGAATTCCGTATTCGTGATGGTCATACTAAACTTGCTGATGGTTCATGGGTAACTATTCATAAAGTAACTACTTGGGTTGAGAAAATGAAACAAGACACGATTGAGGTTTATGACAATTATCAAGATGCTTTAAGTAAAAATCGTTTGCTTATTCAGAAAAATCGTGAGATGGAATATGGGTTGCGAGTTGCGGCAAAAGCATTAAAGAATTCGCTTGAATTAACTAAGGAGATGATTAATGACTGATAAAGTATGGGTAATGGTTGAATGTATTTCTACATTTCGTGAGCGATATCTTATTGAAGCACCGAAAGATCATCCTGAATACGCTTTAGATGATGTAACAATGGAGCGTCCAAAAGAATTTTCACAGAAGTGGCTTGGTGAAACTATCGTAAGCCATCGAGTAGTTTCCACCATGGAAGCATTGGATATCTGTGATGTTGATAATGATTATTGTTCTGATTGGACTGACGAACAAAAGATTCGTACTTTCTTTACTAAAGATGGTGAAACGAGGGACTTTTAATGTTTATTTTTGACGTAGAAACTTTGGGTGTTGAATCAAATGCAGTTATCCTTTCAGCTGCATTAATTCATTTCGATCCAGAAAAACTTCCAACATATCAAGACTTGCTAAACAATGCTTGTTTTGTTAAGTTAAATGCAAAGGATCAAGCCAAACGTCTTGGTCGTACTGTGGATGTTGGAACACTTGAGTGGTGGTCAAATCAACATGAATATGTTCGTAGTGTTTCGTTTGATGCAAATTCAACTGACCTTTATGCAGAAGATGCACTTAAAGAGTTGCATAATTATATGAACAAATTCATTAATGCAAATGGTCAGACTATGTGGGCAAGAGGTTCGCTTGATCAAATGGCAATTGATTCGCTTGCTAAAAAACTTGACATGCAACCAATTACAGGGTATAATATGTGGAGGGACGTTAGAACTGCTGTTGATTTAATGAGTGGTGGGACTAATGGCTATTGTGAAGTAAATCATCCTCTATTTGAAAGAGCGCAAGTTATTAAACACCACCCTGTTCATGACTGTGCTCTTGATGCTATGATGTTAATGTATGGGAAAAACTAATGTTAGAATGTTTAATCGCAGGTGATTCAATAGCAGTTGGAATTGCCAACGTAAGGAAAGAATGCGTTTCATATTCAAAGGGTGGGATCAATTCTCATCAGTGGCTTAATAAGAATATTCAAAACACTCCACTTGAAGCACGTCATGTTATTATCTCGCTTGGTTCAAATGACGCATATGTAAAGAACACTGAGGAAGAACTACGCACGATTCGTAAATTGACAAATGCCCAGAGAGTTTACTGGGTGATGCCAAGTAATAAGTTTCCAAAAGCCCAGTCTGCAGTGTGGCATGTTGCGAATGAAAATAATGATATAATCCTTAGTACTGAAAGGTATCAACCAGATGGCGTTCATCCATCTTGGGCAGGGTATAAAGAATTAGCTGAGAAAACAAAATAATGGAATTTTATACTTCGGTGCATCCGATTGGAGATCGAATCTTCATTCGTGGTGTGGAGAATGGTAAACGCTATCAACGTAAACTAGACTTCAGTCCTACCCTTTATGTAACCTCAAAGAAACCCTCCAAGTGGAAGACACTGGAGGGAACATTCGTTGATGAAGTTCAACCTGGAACCATTAAAGAAACCAGAGACTTCATTAAACGATATGAAGGTGTTCAGGGGTTTGATGTTTATGGAAACTCAAACTATGCATATCAATATATCAGTGACAACTATTCCCATGATATCAACTGGGATATGGAACAGATTAAAGTATTCACAATTGATATTGAGACCGCAACAGAAAATGGATTCCCAGATATTCGTGCAGCGAATGAAGAGATTCTTCTAATCACTGTTAAAGAACTAGCGACTAAAAGAATCATTACTTTCGGTAGCAAGTCTTATGTTAATCCACGTGAAGATGTAATTTATGTTAATTGTAAGGATGAACATAACCTGCTGACTCAATTCCTAGAATTTTGGACTAAGAGTTATCCAGATGTAATCACTGGTTGGAATACTGACTTCTTCGATATGCCGTATCTAATCCGTAGGATCGAGCGTGAACTTGGTGATGGTGAATCAAATAAGATGAGCCCATGGGGTTTTGTTAATGAGCGTAAGACTTTCATTAAAGGTAATGAAGAGATTCACTATGATATCGTTGGTATTGCTCAGTTAGATTATCTAGAACTCTATAAGAAATATACATATTCCAAACAGGAAAGTTATCGTTTGGATTATATCGCCAGCGAAGAACTTGGTGATAAGAAGAAGGTGAATCCAGGCGATTCGTTTAAAGATTTCTATACCAATCACTGGCAACAATTCGTTGACTATAATATTCATGACGTAGAGTTGGTTGACAAACTTGAAGATAAGATGCGTTTGATTGAACTACATCTTACCATGGCTTACAATGCTAAGATTAATTTCGAAGATGTTTATTCGCAGGTTCGTATGTGGGATACGATTATCTATAATCACTTACGCAAAAAGGGTATTGTTGTTCCAGCAAAGACTCACTCAGGTAAAGATGCTCAGTTCGAGGGTGCATATGTTAAAGATCCAATTGTTGGTCTTCATAAATGGATGGCTTCCTTTGACTTGAACTCATTGTATCCGCATTTAATTATGCAATATAATATTAGTCCTGAGACTTTGACTTCTGAGAAGTTAAGCGTAACTGTTGATAAATTATTGAATCAAGAGATTGATACTTCATATGTTAAACAACGAGATCTTGCTTTGACTGCAAATGGTTGGACTTATACTAAAGAGTTCAAAGGGTTCATGCCCGAGTTGATGGAAAAGATGTATGTTGACCGAAGCAAGTTTAAGAAACAAATGCTACGTGTTCAGCAAGAGTTTGAGAAAGATAAATCTCAGAAACATCTACTCAAAGATATCTCTCGTTTGAATAACCTGCAGATGGCAATGAAGATTGCTTTGAACTCAGCTTATGGTGCGATGGGTAACCAATACTTCCGTTACTTCGATATCCGTATGGCTGAAGGTATTACAACTTCTGGTCAGTTGTCTATCCGTTGGATGGCTAATAAGTTAAACGCATTCATGAACAAAACTCTCAAGACTGAGGGTAAAGATTATGTAGTTGCGATTGATACTGACTCAATCTATCTTACTCTTGAAACATTAGTTGAACAAACTTGCGTTGGTAAAACTGATGAACAAAAGATTAAGTTTATGGATAAGATCTGTGAGGATGTTTTCCAACCATTCATTGATTCAGGTTATCAAGAACTTGCTGACTACATGAATGCGTATAGTCAGAAGATGCAGATGAAGCGTGAGGTTCTGGCTGACAAAGGTATCTGGACTGCCAAGAAAAGATATATTCTTAATGTTCATAATTCGGAGGGTGTTCAGTATGAGAAACCTAAGATTAAAGTTATGGGTCTGGAGATGGTCAAGTCCTCTACTCCTGCGGTTATTCGTGATAAATTGCGAGATTCGATTGAGGTTATTCTTAAGGGCAATCAAGCCGACCTTCAGAACTATGTTATGGACTTCCGAAAAGATTTTGACAAACTTCCAGTTGAAGAGATTGCGTTTCCTCGTGGTGTAAATGGTATGAAACAGTATGCTGGTTCGCCTATCTATTCTAAGGGTACTCCAATTCATGTTCGTGGCGCATTATTGTTTAACCACTATACTAAGAAACTGGGTCTTGACAAAAAGTATCAGCCGATTCGCGATGGTGATAAGATTCGATTTGTTTATGTTCGTAAACCTAATCCGTTTCAAGAAGATGTTATTGCGTTCAGTCAAGAATTGCCACCAGAGTTTGAACTTGCATCCTACATAGATTATGATAAGATGTTTGAGAAAGTATTTACTGATGCTCTTCAAATTGTTATTGAGCCACTAGGTTGGTCAACTTCTGAACAAAGTTCGTTGGAGGATTTCTTTGGATAATTATTACCCATTAATTAAACAATATAACTCAATCGCATATCAGGAAAACTTCTTAACTGCTGAAGAAATAAAATTTATTTTGGAAACATTAGATATATCTAAACTTGAATATGCTTTAGTTGGTAATGATATAAAAAATAATTCTGTTAGGAAATCAAACACAATATTTTTTGAAGATTATGACAAATATGACTGGCTTTATTCTAAGGTATCTTCTTATATTTCTTATATAAACTCCACAAACTATAATCATATACTTTATGGAATACAGCCATTACAGTATTCTGAATATGATTCATCATATGCTGGGTTTTATTCTGTTCATAAAGATAGTGAAGATACTGCAATTGGATTAAAACGCATACTATCTTTTTCTATACAATTAGTAGACTATACAGATTATATTGGTGGAGACTTAGTTATACAAAAAGATAATCATAAAATAACTAGTAAAAAAGAAAAAGGTAGTATAACAGTATTTCCTTCTGAATTTCTTCATGAGGTTACCCCTGTTACTTCTGGTTTTAGGAAAAGTTTAGTTGGATGGGTTGTTGGACCAAGATTATGAATAACATAAGAATTATAAAAACTGGAATTAATGTTTTAAAAATATTGAAACAGTTAAAAGATCATCCTGAAGATTGGGGTGCTCAAAAGAATATTGAAGGTGTGCGTAGTATTGTTGATGATTTTGGATTTGACGATATTCCAATTGGAGCACTTCAGTTAGTTATGGGTGGTGTTGAACATCCAGAACAATTTGTTGGTGATACTGAGATTTGTATCCCTACGCCAGCAACAAAACATCACACAGAAATAATTGGATTTCTAAAAAGGAATTTCAAAAAATTTAGTCGTTGTGGATTCTTATCATTACCAGTTGGCGGTACAGTAGGAATGCATATTGACGTTGGAACTTATTATCTTACACGAGATCGTTATCATCTATCCATTCAAGGAAGATATAGATATTTTGTAGGCGATGAATCCGTTGTTGTTGAACCTGGAACTTTGCTTTGGTTCAATAATAAACTACCACATGGAACAGAAAACCTCGGAGATTGTACTAGAGTTACGTTTGTGTTTGATGTTCCACATTCAAAGAACAACCCATAAGGAGATTATATGAAAGTTTTAAAATTTTACGCAGATTGGTGCGGTCCATGCCAAGGATTAAGTATGGTTATTAAAGGCGCAGAAGATAAAATTACAGTACCAATTGAAGAGATTAATATTGATAATGAGATTATGACATCAGTTGAGTTTGGGGTTCGTTCTGTTCCTACAATGATTCTTCTTGATGAACATGGCACTGAATTGAAACGTCATACAGGTATGATGAATGAAACCCAATTGTTAGATTTTGTAAAGGTATAATATGAGCATTCTAGATAAAATCAAAAAGAATTCAACGATCAAAGACTCTGCGATTCTTTCTGAATCAAAGTTCTTTAAGAAGAAGGATATGATTCCTACTTCTGTTCCTATTATCAACGTAGCCTTATCAGGTCGCCTTGATGGCGGATTAACTCCAGGTATCACTATGTGGGCTGGTCCATCAAAACACTTTAAAACTGCCTTCTCTTTGTTGATGGCAAAATCTTACTTGGACAAATATCCAGATGCTGCTTTACTTTTTTATGATAGTGAGTTCGGTACTCCTCAGTCTTACTTTGATACTTTCGGGATCGACACATCCAGAGTTGTTCATACTCCACTTACCGATGTAGAACAATTAAAGTTTGACATCATGCAACAACTACAAAATGTAGAGCGTGGTGATCATTTGATTATTGTTATTGACTCAATTGGTAACTTGGCTTCTCAGAAAGAAGTTGAGGATGCACTTGAGGGTAAGTCTGCAGCAGATATGAATCGAGCACAACAAATGAAGTCTTTGTTCCGTATTGTAACACCACACTT